GCAGTTTGGACTAAATCTACGTAACCTACGTTACGAAAATTACCAAAACGCTGTGTGCCAGATAGTACTGGGCCTTCAAATGTAGAACGTGCCATGACAAAAAGTCCTTATGCAAAAGTAACTCTACCAATCGTTGCATCGTCTGCTGGGGCAGTCCGGTAGAGTCAATCACCCAGATGTTTGAAATATACACCATATTTCTATGATGTCAATAAAAAAGGGGGCTTGTGACCCCCTTTCTTTTAGTATGAACCTGAAGAGGCAAACATGCCTAAAGGATCAGACCAACCGAAGCTGTAACGCTCACGAGCCTTGTAACGAACGTTACCGGTATCGAAGTCGCCGTCCATGCTGTTTTGCAGCGGTGTACGAACAAAGTGCTTCAAACCGTTAGGTACGTCAGTTGTCAAGAACCATGCGCTGGTGTCGGTCAGATAGTGGTTAATTGTGTAACCTTCTGGGATCGAACCATTGTTCTTCAACGCATTGATATCGTTGTTGTTAGTACCAACGCGGAGGCTGGTCTCTAACAAACGAGTAGCAACGAATTGCAGTGCTGGTGGGATGATCAACTTCTTAGGCTTTGCAGCGATCAACAGTCCACGCTCATCAGTCCAAGCAGCGATCTGGATAACGGCGGCTTCAAGGGAAGTCTCGTTCAAGTCGGTTTGAGTAGATGGAGTATTGGAGTTGACACCGCCAGCAACCAAAGGATGAGCAGTAGAGAACAAAGGTTGACCGTCGCCGCCTGTATACAGAGCAGAGAAGCCATTGTTCAACACGGCAGCAGCTTTGATCTGCTTGGTGTAAGCCATAGCACGAGCCAAACCTTTGGTGTAACGAGCAGACAAGCTGTCGTACAAGTTATCTTCAATCGCTTCTTCAGTGATTGAGAAACCCAAAGCAATGGTTTCGTGGTTGTAGCGAGTTGTCCATGCCTCTTGTGCATTGTCATAAGCGATGGCTGAACCTTCGTTTTTGACTGGTGCGGCAGAGAAGCCAGACAGTTTGGTCTCTTCTTCAAAGCTACGCTCAGATGTCTCTGTTTCGTAGATCTCTTTGTGCTCTTCGCCGTAGCGAGCGTACTCGAGACCGAACAAAGCATTCAAGCCGGGAAGGAGTTCTTTAAGTAGTTGTGCGCGTGAAATAGCCATTTTAAATTACTCCTTAAGCAATGCTGGTGGCAGCGTAATACTGGTGTTGACCGAAGTTCAACTTAACCAATAACTCTGGGTACTGTGCAAACACAATTGTCGAGCTTGCGGCAAAAGCTGCAACCGGCGCTTGGTTCAAGATGAACGATGTTGCACCAGCAGAGGCTGCTGTATCAACAAACGAACCCGAGGGGATGTACTGACCATTAGTAGCAAGTGAACCAACGTCTGTACCGACAGGCAATGCGAAAGGCAAAGCAGAGCAGGTAACAGTAGCGGTAGAGATGCTAGTGTAGGTAGCAGAACCCAAGGTGACAACGGTGTCAGGCACTAAGCCCAAAACACGAATTGGCAACGCATCGGTAGTAGCGGGTGTATCGCTAGGAGCCAACAAAGCGTTAGCGGAGTCGCCAGTATTCACGTTACCAGTGTTGTTGATCATAGCCAAGTTTTGACCGATCATGGCGCGAGCGCCTGAAGCAACAGTAGTACCAGTATTACAAACGACAGCCTTGAACACTGTGTCAGGATCATCACAAACAATAGCAACTGCATCGCCAGCCGTTGTTGAAGCGGGCCAGTATTGAGCGAATTGCTTTTGTTTGGTGGTTGGGTTTGTATAAGAACAACCCAAGAAGACACCTGTAACAGTACCAAGAGTACCAGTGGAAACAGACAAGCGCTGTACATTACCACGGCTTAGACCAACTAGGTCACCGTAGAAAATGCTAGTCGCGTATCCGTATGGGATCGGATATTCGCGGGTAGAACCTGCAAACACCTGACCACCGATCAGATTGATCGGCTTTAGCCCATATGGGGCGTTAACAACGGGATAAGCCATTTACGACTCCTTATAAAGAATTAATAACCAGAACCAAACGATACTTTAGTTGTCTTCTCAGAGAACTTTTTCATGTTTGGGTGACTGTCTTTCATAAAGCTGTTGTCTACTGATTCCATATTTGCCTTGTTCTGTGCTTCGTAGTACTCAGCACGTTGACCCAAGAACTCTGTAGGAATGCGGCATAACAACAGCCCGCCGACTTCAATGTTGCCTTGAAAGCGTCCATCTTCTACGGCGTGCATCATCATTTCCGGATATTCCTCTGCTTTGCAAGGCTCATAACCTTCGCGAAAGCTGGCTGAAATATTTTTGGCGTCTGCAGAACCCATCATGCTTACACGCACCCAACGATGTTTCCATCCGGGGCGGTCATCAGGGCTAGGCAAACCTTCCGGGCGACTCCATCGCTCAGGGCGGCGCATTTGTTGTGTACGACTACCAGCTTCGCGTGGTTTACGTGTTTGAGCTTCGGTCATCCTGCGTTCCTTTCAATGAGTGATACATGTCTTGCGTATTCTTCTGGAGTAACACCAAGTTTTCTCGCCAGAGATACCTGACGTGGGTCCAGTTTGATACGAGAAGGTGGAGTACTGCGAGTTGCGGGAGCAACTACAGAACTCATGCGGCGCGGAGGAGTGGCCTCTTCTGCCATTGTTGACGTCTTTCTTTGAGGTTCGTCATTTTCCTCGGCTATCCCAAATTGCTCTGGGAAGCGTTTGCGAATGGTGCGATCGATTGTTTTGAAATAATCTTCGGAACCAATGTAGTCAGAACCATACTGCTTTTGTAACTTTTTGTCAAGCCCCATTGCAGCCATAGTCATTTCTTCGTCAACTCCAAACCATTCTGAGTTGTTTTCAACCCACTGTTTAGTGCGTGGGTTAGTAGTTTGTTGCTGGCGCGGTGGTTCGGTTGGCTCAGAGACAATAGGTCTCATGGTCTCAGCCTTGTCTAGTCTGAGAGAAGCCTTAGTTACCTCTACCTGCGCTTCTGAGAAAGCATCTGCGTCACCGTCTTCAAAAGCCTTTTGCAGCTTTTTCTTGGCGGTTTCCAGTTGCATTTCTGCTGTAGATTTGTTCTGTTCAATGAACACCTTGCTGCCGGACTCCAACTGGTCTTTGAGGCGTTTGTTTTCCTCATAGACGCTCTTGGCAAAGTTTTCTGCCTCTTCACGTTCACGCTGGGCAGCCTTGCGGGCACGGCGTTCATTGTGGTAGTTGTTGGTGTATTTCTTAAGTTTGTTACGGACGGTCTCGTCGTACTGCGCAAGTTCTTCGTCGGTTGGGTCTTCTGACTCAGTCGCCTTTACTTGCGGTTTCTCTTCGGTGTCCGCATCAATATCTAACTCCTGCTGAACAGGGGTTTCTTTCTCTTCGTCAGGGAATGTAAATTCCTCGCCTTTGTACTCTGTTGCCATGTGTGCTCCTTATGCAGCGCGTTGAATGCCACGGGGGTCTTCCACCGTCGCTTCAACCAGATCATCATTGATGACTCGGAATTCGCGACCATGAATCTTCAGGCGGGTGCCTGAATTAGGACGGACGATGACAAAGTCACCGACCTTGCAAGAAGGCCCGTTGGGGAAACGGCTCTTGTCTGCGTAGGCATCTGGACCCATTTTGACGACAAAAAGTACAGGCGTTAAAACCTCTTCGTAATGCATCGTTTTGGAATCTTTGACTAGACCTACCTCACTATCGGCATATTCCTCCATAGCCTCTGGTACTACGCAGAGTAGGTGGAATGTCTTAGGATCGGGTAGCTGTTTGGCTTTTTCCTCTGCAGTCCTGTTAAGGACGCCGGACAAGTCCACAGCGGACACGTCAAATTCACTCATCGGATTTCTCCATTCTTTCTACAAGGTCGTTGATGGACTGATCTGCAAGGCTTAGACCCCGAATTACCCCGCAGACGTTCTTATATTCCGCGTAATCTGCTGCTCTTCCCGTTGAAATAAACATTGCCTGTTCATCACGCAGGCGTGCTATCTCTTTCTGAATGTGAGAAAGTGCTCGGATTACGTCGCTCATTTATTTCCTCTTTGATTTCGGCTCTTAGCCAACTCAATACCCATCCTTGTGCCTTCAAGTTGTTGCTGCTTCTCTAGTTGGTCGCGCTTGGCTGCTGCCGTGGCGGCTACTTGCATAGCGGCAATTTCTTTCTGGGCTTCAATACGGGATTCCTCTACGCGGATTTGATCGGCCTTGGCGGCTGCTTCAATCTGCTGTTTTTGTTGTCTCAACTGGAGTTCCTGCATCTTGATCTGCAACTCTTGTTGTTGCATCTGGATAACAGGGTCTTGCAGTTGTTGTTGCGCCATCTGCTGTTGGGCTTCCTGTGTATGCTGTTTAAACAGCTTTTGTGCCGCTTCAGAGGCCATCGCAGCGAGTTGATTGGCAAATGCCGGATCAACCTTCTTGTTCTGCTCTTCTGTTGGCAACGGAATTCCCATCTCTTCCTCTATGCGCATACGGTATTCAAAGGCTACGTGCTCTTGAATATGAGCCATCATTGCTGCCTGAATAGCCTGCGCCTGTGGGTTTTGACCAATGATTTGGGCAATCTTTGGGTCTTGCATGGCATTCATGTGCACTTGGATATGCGCAGAATGGTTTTGCTCAATAAACGCCTTTAAGGGTTTACCCGTTATAGCGTTTTGATTCTCTTGGATTGGGTCTGTTGGTACTGCGTCGTCTTCAATTGGCACCAACTTGTTGGCGTTCTTTACCCCTAATACCTCAATCATCTGGCGGTGCAGGAGGGGCATGTTGTAGATTTGCGGGGCAGACTGAGCCAACTGAAGCACAGCCTGATACTGCACAATCTTTTGCGCCATAGTGGCGGCATTTGGATCAGAAACAGGGATGACATCCACCAACTCGTAGTCACTACGTTTGGCATAACGATCACCTGACTCAGGCTGATAGGAGTACTCGGTTGGTGCGTCTTCAGCAATGATTTCTTTGAGGAGTTTGAACTCCTGCTTCATGCTGAAATGCATGCGGCTTTGTACCGCGCCCATCACCTTCAAAGTGCGTTCTAGCAGAGCTAGGGTCGTTCCCACAGGAGCCTGTGCGCTCATGTCGGAGACGTTCATGTCTCCAGCAGAAGCAAATGCTTTACCTTCCTCTACGATGTTTTGGAAGAGGGCGAATAAAACCTGACTTGGCTCTTTGTATGGGAGCGGTAAGATGTTGTCACGGATGCTTCCGGAAGGGACATCTACGTCCCTGAATTCTCCGGGCTGAATCGGCGTGTCATCACCTTTAATCCTAAGCCCCCGTGATTTAAGTCCTCCGGGCAGGTTTGAGAGAGTGCCAGCATCAACCAATTGACGGATGAGCATGGTAGCGGACTTAGCGTAACCTCCAATGAGATGTATAAGTCCGTATCCGTAGAAGCCAAATCCGGGGATGTATTGGTAGTGGACAAAGTGCTGGCGCTTTTGGTGGAGTTCATCATCTTCATGCCAGTTCCTTCTGATCGATAGAATCTCCATGCTACCTTTTTCCAAGGTAACCACGTAAGGCAGAGCGATGCCGGTCATCTCTCCGTCTTTGTTCTTGTGCTCATAGCCCTTTAGGTCTAAATTGACATGAATCTCAAGCAGACGGAAGCGGTCATCTTGAATGGCAGAGATGCCGTTTTCTTCGGCTTTTTGTTTCTCAACATCATCTAACTCTACGCTTGGCTCGCCTAGGTCTACATCACGGTAGAACCCCACCTCTTGGAGCATGATGATGTCGTTCTTGGTCTTCCTCATCACGTGGGTGATGCGTTCTGCGCTCTCTAGGTCAGACGCTCCGTAAGGTACGACGATGTCTTCGGCGGGAATGAATATAGAGGCTTGGCGCTGCTTGTTAGGGTCGTAGTAAACCTTCTTGAATGCAGAGCCTGTTATGGGCAAAGACCACAGGAGGCGCTCATGCTCAGGACGATACTCACGCATGACTTCCGTTAATTGGTAGTTCATGTCGGTCTGGACACGGTGAGAAGCCTCTACTCTCTCCTTAGTCTCTTTACCGATGATGGATGTCTTCACGGGGCCGGCAGCAGGGAATGTCTCCATGATGCCTTCAGCCTGAAAGCGCACTACTGACTCAGTCAGCATGGGGTGGAATACCCCGCAGGCTCCTTGCCAAGGTTCAGTGCGTTCTTCATATTTGAGACCTAGAAGTTTTAGTCCTTCTACGTAGGTCTGAATCCAGTCACGGCGGTCGCGCTGGTCTTTATTGAAATCATCAATAAGGTCGCTGGCAATACGACTGAGATCACCATCATCAAGGTACTCGGCTAGATTGGCGTCAAACTCTTCTGCCGTCTCTTGTGCCGGTTCTAGATCAATCTCTAGTCCACCCATCTCAATGTGGACGGCGTCCGGATTGTCAATCTCAATAGCCAAATCTGGCTGGAGTTCTGAAATGCCCTGTGGGGCTTGGTATAAACCTTTTTCCATATCAATCCTTATACGGTGTAGTATTTCTCTTGCCTTCTGCTGCGGAAGTAAACGGGGTCATCTTCCTCATCTGATTCAATGCGGATGAAGCCACCTTGTCTAAACCTAAGAAGGGCTTGGCTGGTTGAGTCAACAAGGTCGTCATGGTCTCCATTAGGGAAGGCGGCAAGTTCTTCCATCAACTCATCCGCCCATCTTGTGTCTGGACACCACACAATTCCTGACGAAAACATGTCAGAAATAGCGTTTACACGCGCTATCTTATCGCTTCCTTTGCTTGGTGTGTACTCTTGTAGCGGGATTCCCATCTGACGCATCTCATAGATCAAGGGCGCACCAGCGGCCTTCTTCTCCACTATGAGGCTATCTGGGTTCCACTCTTTCCACATCTCAAATGCCTTTTGTTTGAGTTCAGGGAACTCCATGCGCTTCTTAAACGCATCCAAAACGATGATGTTTGTCCGGTAATCTCCGTGCTCATTAGGATGTTTAAACACACCCCACGTAGTACAGGCGGAGTAGTCGGCACGGTTGCTTTTCTCAAATGCGGTATCCCATGACTGGATCAAATATTCACATGTAGGCGGTGTATCTTC